TGGCTCAATTGGTTGTAAGCGGCGAAAAACGCACTGATGTTTTCATCAGATGCGTATTGCTGATAAGGATAGGCTGGTATCTGTTGTGTCAGCATATCAGCCTTGAACCACCGTTATGTTGCTGGCTTGAGTGTAAAAATAACCTTCCGCATTTCCGTAAATGATTACATGATTGCTTTCCGGAGCAGCCGTGTTGCCGTCAATGGTCAAAGCAAAAGTTAATCTAGAAATGCTTGTAGGCTGCAAAATACTGGACACAGCAGCTTGAAAAATGTCTTGCAACTCAAGCAAGCTAATGGGTTGGTTAACGTAAATCCCGTTGATGTATTCAATAATTAGTGGCTGAATTAACGATGTAACCACGTTATTGCTAATCAAGTTAGTGCCGGGAATCGTATTCCATGTCACCGTTATGCCCACTACCTGCTGCACCGGCACAACAAAAGTGATGTTGTAGGTATCGGGAAAGTCATTGATCGAGACAATTTCTGTTGAGCCGCCAGTGGTAATTGTGGTCGATGATGTTGTCTGACTTTCATTGACCGTGTAAGTGCCAGTGCCACCGCTTCCAGAGCCGAAAGCCGTGATAGTTGTACCAAAAGTAACGCCAGTTCCAGCGACAACGCTACCAACAGCCAAAGTGCCAGAGGTAACAGCAGAAATGTTTAAAGTTGTTCCAGAAATGGAGCCAGTGCCGATGAACCCTTGAGATCCTTTCAAATCATTGATATTGAACAATGATTGATAAATGGCATTGGCAACTTCATAGGGGTCGCCGCCGCCCACGATAACTTCCCAGCCGCCAGACACCTGTTGAATTGATAAAAGATTGGATTGAACGCCGGGTACATTTTGCAAAGCTGTTTTAAGCAGGGTGGACATACCAGTGCCCACGGCCTGACCAGCTTGAATAACTTGTGCTTGATAGGCTTGCAGACTTTGTGCAGACGCTCCCGGCAAACCCACGGTTGGATTATCGCAAGTCAAGGCAATGCCCGATGGAACCGATGTGATGATTTGCGTCACAGAGTTGGCCGGAATAGCCCAAGAGCCAGCAGTTGTTGCCAAACAGTACAAAGATGCCGATACGCCAGCCGAGCCAACTACGCCACCGTCTTGCACCGTGTATTGATATGTGCCATCCGAGACAGTAAAACCCACGTTGATAACGAAGCCCGGAGTGCCCGAAAAAACAACATACACGCTGGTATTTGAGCCAACGCCTTGTTGCACACCGTAAACATTGCCCAATTGATAAAGAATGGGCGCATTGGCAGTGTAAGGTGATACAGAGTTCACCAAATCGACCAAAGCCTGTTGCGCTACCGACAATGAGCCAGCAGAAGTGGCATTCATGTCGCCAATCAAATTAGCAGGAAGGCTGGTAATGCCCGGAGCCAAGCCTTGAGCAATAGCAAACGCTTCAGCGGCCAAAGTTGCTGGTGGCGTGACGGTGTAAGGAGCAGTTAAAGTGCTGGTGGTCATTGGCTAATCCTAAGTGGCTATTGTGGCCTGATACACGGTTCCTGACAAGAAAATTGCGTTGATTTGATAGGTCGGATTTATCTTGCTAGCTATCTTTGTAACGATCAAACTTGCAAAATATTGTGCAAATTGTGTTTGCGTTCGAGCAATTGCAACATCTGGCGCTATTTGTGTTTGCACCGATTGAATCGCTGGCAATCCGTAATTTGCATACAGAGGATTTTCCCCTGAATTCATAAGCAAAGTCTGAACCAAAGTGGTCAACCAAACATAGCCATTTTCGCCATTGGGTTCAGTATCTACCTCAACCCAATTGCCATTTTTATCTGTTCCGTATGTTCTCATACAACTCCCCCGCTATTGTCAGAGCCAGCTTTGACGCCGCTGTGTTTGTGGGCCAAAAATGGTGTGCCATTGATGATAAGCGTTCCTGTGACATTGATATTTCCACCAGACAGAACAATTGAAGTTGAACCTTGCACCAAACTGACTTCAGTATCACTGATCGTAACGACAGATTCACCATGAGCAGAACTGACAACAGTTGCTGTTGAATCAATTGATGACCAATTATTATTGCTGATTGGCAAAAAAACCAGTGCGCCCAAATTGCTTGGTGTTACCAATGGAGCCAATCCTGTTCCCAGGCCAGAAATGCCGCCTAAACGAGCGTTCGCCGACAAGGCAATACCCGTGTCGCCAACTTGAATTGGAATGCGTACATACTGAGAAATAGCCACTGGGATTGTGACCTGTGGAATTGTGTAACCCAAACTTGCATCAACTTGAAAAGCAACAGTAACGACAGTTCCATTATTCAAAACTTCAACTACTGAGCAAGGCAATACTTGCCCTTGTTGTTGCAAATTGTCTTGAACCTTTCGCTGCGCGAAAGTATTCATTGTCTGAGCAAATGGGGTTTTGGTTACATTACCGCCACTCATAATTAACCCCCAAGCAAGACATTAACAACTGTCTTCCAACTATCTCCATCAAGTTGACGCAAATTTCCCACATGACGAACTTGAATAATTTTCCCAGCTCCACTAAATGCAGAGTCATCTCTATATGGAGAGAATGAAGCCTGAGTATTGGATGCAATAAATGGTGGTAATTGAATTGATTGACCCAAAGACAAATCATATCGAGCCACCAAATCAATTTGCACTGTAGCAATGTCAATCCATGTCGGTTGAGACATGAAATCATTTAAATTTAAAAGTGTTGTACCTGAATTTACTACAGCACCTGTTCCAGTGCTTGTGCTAGAGCCAGCACTGGAGTTGTCCGTGACAGTAATCACATTGTTTTGGACCGATAACTTAACACCAGTGTAGCCTTGAGTTTTAATCAAATTTTTGGACGTTTGAGTCAAATAATTTCCAAATTGATTTAAATCAGCATAAAAACCAGCTTGATTTTCCGTGTAAACCAACAAAGGACTTATGCTTATATTTCTTCTATAAGTAGGGTAAGCATGAGCCAAACATTGGTCAATGGCTCCGGCCATAGGTGTATTTTTGGGCCAATTGAAACTCAAATTGACCGGATTGCTCGGAGTCCCAACTGCTGGTGTCACAATCAAATCCAAGGTCAATAGCGTACCTTGCCAATTTCCAAAAGTTTGGAAAATGCTCCCAGACAATACCAGACCAGCTTGTTGAGGATTTGCTAAAGGCAAACCAGCCGTCATTCCAATTTCTAAAGTGATATTTTGATTTGTAAAATTAACTGATTGCGAAATATCCGCAAAAGGAATTCCCCATACCCTGATGTAAGAATTTCCCATTGGAGCATCATAAGATGCCACAGGCAAATCAAATTCAATGTTCAATGCAGCACCATTATTAGTGCCACTTGGTGTGCCATCTAAGGTGCTACTGTATTGTTTGATCAATTCTCCAGTAGAAGAATTTGTGATCACTAAGTTGTAATACCGCATTAGCCCACCTCAAAACTTTGTGAGCTGGCTCTGAAAATAATAGGTGTTTTGAAATATCCTGCGGCTAAATTGATGTTGTAGTTGTCTGGTGATCCAATCAATGGAACATTGAAAACCACAACACCCTGCAAGGTATAGCAAGTCAAATAATACCTTTGACCAAACAAGTTCCAAGTCACAATCAGCGTATAAGTTACGCCATCTAATGTGGCCGAAAACTGAAAGTTTTGATTGGATCTCTCAACAAATTTTATATAGGTGGTCATTATTGCGTTCCTGAATAAGAAGGCTGACCAATGATCTTAAAGCCTTGAGTGACTTTATTCATGAATGCTGTTTGAGTTGTAGCTGCTTGCTCTTCAGTAATCAAAGGCTGAACGAAATCCCATTGATACAGCAATTGCACTTGCTTGTTTTCAGACCCAGAAACATCCTTCAATGATGTCAAAAGGCATCCTGAATAAACGAATGCTGGCGTATACACATTGAACCAGCCTCCCGACAAAATATGATTGTCTATAGTGCTTTTTAAAGCAGACATGGTAGACAGTTTGTTGTAATAATTATTTCCCGCAGAATTTTGAGCAGGGCATTGCATCAGCAAACTGATTGATACAGGTTGTTGAACAACCGCATTGGCCGCTGTCGTCAAAGCTGCTAAAGGGTATTGTGCGATTCCCCAAGACTCAATGGTCCCACCTGAAAGTGGTTTGAAGTGAGCAAAATAATCATTTGAATTTTTTGGCGTCACACCATTTTGTAAGAATTGAGTAATTGGTATTGGTTCTCCAGTGCCAACTATGCCGCCAACAAAAAAGATGGGGCTGAGTTCATAGAGTTGCTGAAAAGAGTTTTGACCTGATGTAATCATTAGGAAGCTCCCATCGCACTTGCAGAAACCACTGCACTACCGCCAGTGTTATTTTGAATCATCAACTTAACCCCTTCAGGCGTATATTTGTTTTTGGTTCCTTCTTGCTGTGCCATTGCGACCATCAGCTTGGACAATACAGTTGGATCGTTCAAATTCAAATGTTCTGTTGAAGAGAACCCTGTTTTTTTGGCAACATTGGCAATATAAGCAGCAGTATTGTTTTCACTGCTAGGTGCCCATTTGGAAATAATTCCTTGAATTGTGTCGTTATGCCTTTGACCATACAACTGAAGTTGATGGGCCATAGCCCTAAAACCTTCTTCAGTTGAACCAAATGTTTGAAATCCTTGACCACCAACATTTCTCAAATTGCCAGGGTTATTGCGTCGATCAGCCGCTGTCCCCGTACCTGGTGCATTACCAGCCGATTGCCCACCAACATTCGCAGCGCCAGTTGAAGCAGAACCTTTTGAAGGTGTTCCTGAGAACCATTGGCTAAATGGAATTGAAAGTTTTTCAACAATAAATCTTATAACTTGAAAAAATTCAGTTACTGATTTTGTTAAAAATGACAATATGTCTGCCAAAGCGCCCATAGAACCCATCAATGCTTTTCCGGCGGCACTTGCTTCTTGAATTGCGTTATAAAGTTCAGTCCAAGATTTTAAGGATTCAGGATCAATTCTGTTAAATTGACCTTGTTGTTGGCTTCTAAGAATAGATGATTCAAGTTCAGAACTGCTCATTGAGCCAATTCTTCGACGTTCATCTTCTGTGACCAATTTATCAATTCCAAATGCTTGTGCATACTGCAAGCTAGGATTTTCTTGATAGCGTTTTTGAATGGCGCGAATCACATCTGGAGCCAATTGATCAGCAGTCCTTGATGTAATTTGAGCGCCTGACAATCCAGTCAATGCTTGCAGTTGACCTCTTTGTGCAAGGTTTAATTGCATATTGGCAATGCCTTGCAAAGTTCCAACTGGATTGTTTAATAATCTTTCAAATGATGATCCAAAAGAAAGAAAAGAACCTGCACTAACTCCAGCACCACTGGCTTGTTTACGAAGATTAGCCAAAGAACCTGCTGATTCAAATGCGGCAATCGCTAATGACGCTGTACCCAATGCAGCGCCAACAGTACTCATGCCAATATCTTTGATTTTTCCAGCAAAATCATAAAAACTAACTAAATTGTCGCCCAAGACTTTTTTGAACAAATCTTTCTTTTGACGAGCAACTTTTTCTTCTTCGGCTTGTTCTTGTTTAATTCTTTTTTGATTTGCTTCAAACAAAGCCTTGGGTGGTCCAAAAAGATCAACAACAGGAGCGCCACTAACAGCACTACCATTATTGGTTCCCAAAGCCTTATTTAAGCGTTCTTTCCAACCACGAGTTGCCAACATGACCTTTTGAGTCATGGCCTCTTGTTCTTGCTGTTCCTTTTGGCGTCTTTGTGAAGCCTCATATAGACGCTTAGGAGGTCCAAATAATTCAGGATCCTCTTCAGTTTCAGATGAACCCAATATCTTATTGAGCCGACCTTGCCATCCGCGAGTTGCCAACATGACCTTAGAGGTCATGGCTTCTTGTTTTCTTTGAGCGTCAAATTTTCGTCTGGTCGGGCCTAAGATTTCAGATTTACTTTCAACCTTTTTGACAGCATCCAGTCTTT